GTTCCTGCCGCTGTACTTAATAATACATTCCAAATATCCAACATATCAGCTGCTGGATTTACAATTACTTTACCTAATTCATACAAAGCCACATCATCAGCTACAGGTGGTGGATCTTCTGTTTATATTAATGTGCAAGAAGGATCTCGTGGTTGGGGCACAGGTTATACATCTGGTATAGCTCTACAATTAAGACTTTGGACAAATGATAACTATGGTGCAGACTTAGCCATAGCACCTCGTGGTGGACCTATTTACTATTGGGTAGCTGCAAATGGCGTATCTACTCGTGCTGTAGCTTTAAGTAGCTTAGCATCTAATTCTACTGTACCTGGAACATCTTATACCTATCAACAGTTTGTTCCATTAGAAACTAATCAAATTTTATCAGCTCCTATCCAACAATTCTTAATTGCTATGGGTGCTAATTCTTATAACCCATCAAACCCAAACACAGCATTCAATCCCATGCTTGTACGTTGGTCAGATCAAGCTAACCAATTTACTTGGGTACCAAGCACCACAAATCAATCTGGTGAGTTCCAATTGACGAATGGTTCTTACATTATGCAATCTCAAACTACACGTCAAGAAATATTGATTTGGACTGATTCTTGTCTTTACTCTATGCAGTATATTGGATTCCCTTATGTTTGGTCATTCCAAGTATTGATGGATAATATTTCTATCATGTCACCTAATTCAGCAGTCACAGTTAATAACGTAACTTATTGGATGGGTAAAGATAAATTCTATATGTATAACGGTACTGTTTCCACATTACCATGTTCATTACGTCAATATGTATTTGATGACATCAATACTAACCAATCATTCCAAGTATTCTCTGGATCTAATGAAGGCTATAACGAGGTTTGGTGGTTTTATGTAAGTAACTCTAGTGGTGGTAATCAAATTGACAAATATGTCATTTATAACTATTTAGATAAGGTTTGGACATATGGAACAATGGCTCGTACTGCATGGTTACAATATGGTATTAACCCATACCCAGTGGCAGCAGATTATAATAATAGACTTTTATACCATGAAGTGGGTACAGATGATGTTTCAACATCAAGCCCACAACCAATTACATCTTACATACAGTCTTCTGACTTTGGTATTGATGCTGGAGATCACTTAGGTTTCGTATGGCGTATGTTACCTGATGTAAACTTTAACGGATCTACAGTCAATAATCCATCTGTCACCATGACCTTATATGGCCGTCAAAATTCAGGTGCTACCGTAGTTACTTCAGATGTTGATTCTGTAATAAGTGCAAACAACTATACATCAGTTGCAGAATATCCAATTCAACAATTTAGTGGTGAAGTTTACACACGTATACGTGCTCGTCAAATGGCATTTAATATTACATCCACAGGATTAGGTGTAGCATGGCAACTTGGTGTACCTCGTATTGATGTTAAACCAGATGGTAGAAGATAATGGCTTTTGATAATAAACTAATTCCGACTATTGCACCTAACTTACCGTTAGCACCACCAGAATACAGTGCATTAACACAAGATAAGTTCTCTAACGCATTACGTCTTTACTTTAATACAATAGATAGCTTTACTCGTGCAGTGGTAGTTCCAGCATCTGGAACGACTGCAAATAGGCCTAATAAAGGTCTTTCTATCGGACAAACATACTTTGATACCACTTTAGGTATCCCAATCTGGTATAACGGCACAAATTGGGTGAATTCTAGTGGCACAACTGTTTAAAACCCTGTAAAATAACAATATCATTATAATGGTGAATCTATGAGTCTTTCCTTAGCAGCACAACATCTAGCATCTCAAGGTCGTGGAAACGATACTCACTTAGTCCATATGACTACAGGTGAGTTACAGGCTCTCCAAAAACTAGCTGAATCACGTGGTGGTTCACTCACAGTTAATCCAAAAACAGGACTTCCAGAAGCTGGATTCTTAAGTGCCATTTTACCTATGGCAGCTGGTCTTGCTGGTGCAGCATTTGGCATACCTACTGAATTATTAGCTCCAGCTATTGGTTTAGCTGACTATGCTATGACAGGTTCATTAATGAATGGTGTTATGGCTGGTTTTGGTGCTTGGAGTGGTGCAAAATTTGGAACTGATCTTTCTAATTTTGGAGAAGCTCCAATTGAAAATCCACCTACACCAACAGACTTAACTCCTCCATCAGCACCTAATGTTCCTACTACATCTATCCCACAAGTGCCTACCGTATCACCTGATACTGTGTTACCAAATATTCCAGAGATGCCGGCTAACCCTGCAGATGCATTTATGCCACCATCTCAAACGATTCCACAAGTTCCTGCAGATCAATTAAATCCTTTATCTCAATCTGCTGTACCAATGCAACCTAGTTTAAGTCAAGGACTACAAAATGCATTGCAACATCCTATTAACTTTTTAAGTCAACCTGGTGTAGGTATGCACGCTTTATCTGCTTTAGGACCTGTTGCCTTGCAAGCATTAAAAGGTGTTATGACTCCATCATCTACAAGTGGCGCTCCTGTTGCTTCTAATTTATCTAATGTACCCGCAGGTAATCAATTAAAATATAATTCACCTAATTTCCAGGCTAATATTCCCGCACAACCTAGCCCTGCTTATGCAGCTCAATATGCTAATTATATTGTTAATCCGTATAATCCTTATGTAGCGGCATCTGCCGGTGGGGGATTACAACACGTACATAAAATGGCGGGTGGTGATTTAGCTAAAGAATTAGAAGGTTATCAAGAAATGCAAGAAGGTATTGCTGGTTTAAGACGTAAACCTGTTGACTTACCTACGTCTGGTCCAGGTATATATCATGATCCTGAAACTGGCATGGATACAGCAACACCATTAGAAAGATCAGCTGCATTATGGAAAATGGCTACATCTCATCTACCTAAAAAACAAGTTGCTTTAATGGCTCAAACACCTCAAGGTCTTGGTGCTATTCCAACACAAACAGCTATGGAAGCTGCAGATGCACAGGCCGCACAATCTATTGCACAATCTCCTACGCCAACTTCAGCTAAAGAAGGTGGTTTAATGAATGGACATTTAGGTGGTTATTCAGATGGAGGAAGACTTTTAAAAGGCCCTGGTGATGGTGTATCAGATTCTATCCCTGCAACGATTGGTCAAAAACAACCAGCTCGTTTAGCAGAAGGTGAATTTGTAATCCCAGCTAGGATTGTTTCAGAACTTGGTAACGGCTCAACAGATGCTGGCGCTAAACGTTTATATGCTATGATGGATCGTATCAAAGCTAAACGTGCTAAAGCTAAAGACATAGCAGCAGATACTAAAGCTTACAAAGAATTACCAGTATAAGGAAAAAATTATGGGATCACAAGCAATGCAATTTCCAGTTACGCAAACAGTTTATCCATTTGGTACCAATCCAAATACGGCTAATCCTAATTTAAATGCTACATCACCATCAAGCATTAATATTACAAATCCAACAACAGCAACACCAAATGTTTACCAACCAAATTATGGAACGCTTGGTGCAAATACAGGCACATCAAGTGGCATAGCTGGTATTCTTTCACAGCTTGTTAATTCAGGTGCATTTCAAAATTACCAAACTAACCCATACGCTCCACAAGGATCTAATAATCCAGTCAATATCCCATATGGTAATCAACAACAACCTATGTTTAATATGAATCAAGTTAATCCATATGGCGGTAGTTATAGTCAATGGAGTCCATACGGAAATACTTATGGTGGTTTTAATCAATATGGTAATGGCTTTGGTGGTTGGAATCCAAACAATACAACCGCTGGTCAAACAAGTAATGTAGCACCTGCACCTAATACAACTGGTCCTGATGCTTTAAGTCAGCTTAATATGATGTCAGGACAAACGCCTCCTCCTAACGCATGATAGTTTACGAGGACGTTGACGGTACAGCATTTAAAGAAGAATTCATGAGAGTTCTTCCTATTCATTATGAAGAGCTATGTGTTAATAAAGAGTTCCCATTTGATCCTGATTGGGATGCTTATGACAGAATGGCTCAAGCAGGATTGCTTAGAACCATTACAGTTAGAAATGATGGTGAGTTAATAGGTTATATGGCTTTCTTTATACAGCCTAATCCTCATTACAAATCTTGTAAGATGGCTTATGAAGATGTGTATTACTTAAAGGCTGAATATAGAAAAGGCCGTGTTGGTATTAAGATGTTTCAATACGCAGAAGAAGCGTTAAAAAAAATAGGTGTGAATCGTATATTAATTCATACCAAAGTTCATTTGGACAACTCAAGACTATTGGAGTATTTAGGTTATAGTTGGACAGATAAAATATATGCAAAGACAATTCAAGGATAAATCATGAAGTTATTTGGAATAGACATAGGATACGGAAACTCAATTAAAGATAAGCTTTATTGGCTTATCAGTGGTTTCATGACTAGAATGGGATTCATTGTATGGGGCGGATCACCTCCACCACCATCAGCGCCTACACAAACTACGGTGATGAATACCAATATTCCTGACTATGCACAGCCATATGTTATGAATATGCTTAATGCTGCTCAAGCACAAGTATATAATCCATCTGGCACAGGCTTTAATCCTTATACACCATACAGTAATGATCCTAGAAACTACGTAGCAGGATTCTCACCATTACAACAACAAGCACAATCATCTGCTGCTAACTTACAAGTACCTGGTCAATATGGTGCGGCTACAGGCCAAACTATGGGCGCTACACGTCAAATGGCAGGTCTTGCACCACAAATGGGCATGGCTGGTGCTAACTATGCAGCTCAAGCTACAAGTCCGTATGCTACACAAGCATACATGAACCCGTATGTTGCAGCTTCATTAGCTCCACAACTCCAATTAGCTAACCAACAATATGGCATTTCAGGCCAACAAGAACAAAGCGGTGCAACTCAGGCTGGAGCATTTGGTGGATCACGTGAAGCACTTATGAATGCTCTTAACCAACAAAATGCTGATCTTGCTAAAAACCAATTGATCTCACAAGGTTACAACACTGCATTCCAAAATGCACAACAAGCTCAACAGTTTGGTGCTAACTTAGGCCTTCAAGGTCAACAAGCTCAATTGGCTGCATTACAAGGTCAATTGGCTGGTGCAAATCAATTAGGTTCTTTAGGTGGTGCACAACTTGCAGCTCAACAAGGTATCTTAGGTGCTCAAGCTCAGCAAGGCGCTCAACAACAAACACAACAACAAAACATTATCAACCAAGCTATTCAAAACTATGCTACAGCACAACAATATCCATACATGCAATTGGGTGTGCTTAACTCTATGTTACGTGGTTTACCAATGCAACAATCTACAACATCTATGTACCAAGCTGCTCCAAGCACTGCTTCTACATTAGGTAGTTTAGGTGTTGCCGGATTAGGTGCTGCTCAATTGCTCAAGTCATCTAAGAAAGGTGGAGTCATTAAGGCGGCTGGTGGCATTCCAATGAAGATGTACAGTAAAGAACAACTTCAAGAAGTACAACAAAGCCCTACTGCATCACCTATGGCTAAACTCTATGGTGCTGGTTTACAACAAACAGATAACCGTATGCAAGCTAATCCTATGGCTAAACAAGTATTAGCTCAACCATTACCTACGCCTACAGTAGACCAATCAATGCTTCCTCGTGTAGGTGTTGATCAGATTGCAACTCCACCCGCTATGACACAAATGGCAGGCGGTGGCATTATTGCTTTCTTAGGTGGTGGTGATACAAATAACGGTGGTGATGTGTTAACTCCTCCACCCGGCTATGATGTGAATGCTGAAAATCAACCAACAGAAAAAGCTGCTCCTAAATCTAAATCTCCAGCTCGTGCATCTGATTTAGCTTATGATGACAAGTTAAGAGAAGTGACTAGCAAGATTATGACACAAGGTTTATCAGACTATTTATCTGGTAAAAATACAGCTACACAAGCTATCAAAGAATCACAAGCACAAGAAGCCGCAGCTATCAAAGCAGATAAAGATAGACAATTAGGTTTAGCTTTACTTGCTGGTGGATTTAGAGGCCTTCAAAATACATCACCTTATGCAGCCGTAGGCTTAGGTCAACTCGGTGAAGGTGTAGTAAGCTCATACATGAAGCAAGGTCAAGGCATTTCTGAAGCTGAAAAAGAAATGCGTAAAGAAGCTATTGAAGCACAAAAAGCAGATGAAGCACGTCAATCTGATATCTTTGGTAAAGCTATGGGCGTTCAAGGTACATTAGCTGCTAAAGATGTAAGTTTAGCTGGTATTAAATCTAATCAAGCTAATATGGATGCTATGCGTAAAGAAGCTTTAGGTCAAAAGATTACACAAAATATTCAAACACAAGTAAGTAATTTATATGGTAAGCTAAGTAAAGAAAGACCAGATCTACTTTCAACGCAAGAAGGTCAAGATCAATTACAAGCTGAAGCATTACGTAGAGTATTGGCTATCACGCCTCAATCACAGCTACAATTAGCTGGGTATGATATGTCTGCACTCACTCCACAAGCTCCAACTACTGGTCAATTTACTTATGATCCAACGACTAAAAAATTAGTAGCAGCTAAATAATTTATGCCATCAGTAAATATACCTAATGTTGGGGTTGTTAACTTCCCTGACACGATGTCTCATGAGGATATTGCCAATGCAATAACCAATGACATTATGCCGGGTATTAAATCTCCTACACCTTCTGATGTATCTGCCACTAGTACTGCTATTCATGGAGCTGAAAGAGGCGTATTACCTTTAGCTGGCGCATTAGCCGGTGGTGAATATGGAGCTGCTGTAGGTACTGCCTTACTTCCTGGTCTTGGTACTTTAGGAGGCGGTATTATAGGTGGTCTTGTTGGTGGTCTTGGTGCAAGTACTATTGTATCTGCAGCACAAGAAAAATTCCTAAAAGCAAATCCAAAGATAGCTGAAACATTAGGTCAAGATGAAGCCACACGTGAGGCAGAAGAAAAAGCTCATCCTAATGTTGCATTTGCAAGTGAACTTGCTCCATCTATTTTAGCATTCAGACCAAGCGGTGCATTACTTAAAGGCACTGAAGGACTTACAGAAAAAGCAGCTGAACTTGTTAAAGCACAAAAGACTGCGGCTA